CGATGTAGATGTCGAGGAAGACGTAGAAGTCGCAGCTGAACCCGATGTGGAAGCAGCTGAAGACGCAATATTAGATCTTGGGGCCGCACTCGGTCTCGACGTTGAAGTCGCACCAGCCGAAGAAGAGGTTGAAGTCGAGGAAGATGTCGAAGAAGAAGAAGAAATTACTTTAGAAAGTGATGATTCTGACGACGGGGACGGAGAAGATCTTGACGAAGTTTACGAAATTGATGAAGCTGCGCTACGTCGTGAGCTCTTTAAAATGAGAAGACTTCGTGAGCAAGAAGAGGGAAGAGCTGCCGCAGCCGATCCTGCACTTGCACATGGTGGAGAAGATGAAGGTGACGTTATTGTCGATGTCGACGAAGACGCTCTTCTTAACGCTCTCGCTGATGAACTAGGTGATCCTGGAGTTCCTGCACCGCAGGTTGAAGCTTTTATTCGCCGTAGACTCCGCAGAGCAAGCCGCCAGTTAGCTGAATCACAGCGACGTAATCGTAGAACTCGTGGAACTCGTAGAAACAGAAGAATTTCAGAGTCACGTCGCACCAGAAGAGCTGCTCCAGCCCGTAACACTAAAAGAGCCGTCATGGCTGAAAGAACTGTTACTAAATTAAAGAAGCAGCTTGCAGAAATGAATCTTTTTAACGCTAAGCTTCTGTTTGCTAATAAGCTCATGCAAAATCGTGGGCTTTCAACAAAGCAGCAGCGTGTAGTAGTCGAAGCACTCGACAAAGCACGCACAATCAGAGAAGCCAAACTCCTTTATAAGAGTTTGAGTGCATCTCTAAATCGGGGTTCCGGTAAGACTCTATCTGAGAGTCGCTCCCGATTGCTCGCATCTTCATCCAAATCAACCCGGTCAGGCGCGCCTGCCAGCAATGGGAATGAGGTAGATCGTTGGGCTTTACTCGCCGGGTTAACGTCAGACAAATAGAATAAACATAAAGGAGAAATTCAAATGTCTAAGAAATTTACACTGAATCAGTTAACCGAGGGTATTCGTCAACGTAATGTTGGAACGGGTAACAGAAGGTTAATTGAAAAGTGGTCCCGCACTGGTCTCCTTAGAGGCCTTGAGGGCACCACTCGCGAAAATATGGCTACGCTGCTTGAAAATCAGGCATCACAGGTCTTACGCGAGGCTAACTCAATTTCCACCGGTGGTGGAAACTTAACTAGTTCTGGAGACCTCCGCGGTTTTCAAAACATTGCATTCCCAATCGTTCGTAGAGTTTTCGGCGGCCTGGTTGCTAATGAGCTTGTATCTGTACAGCCCATGAGCCTTCCATCTGGCCTCCTTTTCTATCTTGATTACACCTACGGAACCAACGTTGGTGGTCGCGACGACTCAGGTATCGATGCATCTTACCCATCTGGAAGTTCAATTTACAATTCTCCAGTCGGTAAAGGCATACGTTCTGGTTCTCTTGGAATCGGCGGTCAGTATAATCTTGCTGGCTCTGGTTATTCAAGAGTACATAAGATTGCTTCGAGCGTAACGCTCCTTGCATCTGGCGCCTATATGGGGAATACAACATTCTCAGCTGACGCTATCGATGAAGTAAGACGTATGGTCGCTACTGGTTCTGATGGCAAGCTTCTACAGTTCGATGAGCAGATTTGTAGAATTATTGAAGATAACCCCAACGATGCAGGCCTCGGCGTATTCAAGGCTTACTTTGTTGACTTTAGTTCAGGCAAGTTTAGTAATGCAGACGCCACTATGGTAAAAGACTTTGCTCTTATACCACCTGATGGCACTGAGCCGACTATTCTTTCACCAACCTTGAAATCTCAGGATATTCAAGCAAGTGGCGATAGAGTGCTTAATGTTCGTAGGCTTAATCAGCTTGGTAAGTGGGATGGAACTTCGTTCACTGCAGATCCGCTAGTTAGAGCTGGTGATGCTAACGCAGCTATTCTAATGATCGTTTCTGGTACTAAGGGCAGCACGGCCGAGCAGACTTATAGCGTTGACTATGTTCTCAGCCCAAGTCTTGATGCAGGGTCAGATGGTGATGCTCTTACTATTCCAACCTTTGAGTCTAACTTCGCTACTTCGCCTTCACCAGAGATCCCAGAGATCGACATTAAGGTAGAGTCAATCGCAGTTACTGCAGTAACCCGTAAGCTCCGCGCTCGCTGGTCACCAGAACTCGCACAGGACTTGAATGCTTATCACAGTCTTGACGCTGAAGTTGAGCTTACTCAGATCCTTTCCGAGCAGATTGCTCTTGAGCTTGATAGAGAGATCCTTAATGATCTACTCACTCAGGCTAAGACGAACTTCTACTGGTCACGTTCACCAGGCAAGTTCATGAACAAGAGAAATGGTAACCTTGTCACTCCTGGTGGAGCTGGTTCTATTGGTCCAAGCTTCACAGGCACCGTCCGCGAATGGTATGAGACTCTGGTCGAGACCATTATTGATGTTGCTAATGAGATCCACAGACTTACTCTAAGAGGATCAGCTAACTTCATCGTAGTGTCACCCGACATCGCGACTATTCTTGAAGCGTCTGTTCTTTACCGTCCAAGCTACAGCCTAGATGGTGACGGCCAGGTTGGTACTCCAATGAGCATTGGTGCAGAGAAGATGGGAACCCTTAGTAACCGTTTCACGGTATACAAAGATCCTTACTTCCCACGCAACAAAGTTCTCGTAGGATTCAAGGGCGGAAGCTATCTTGAGACCGGTTATGTATACGCTCCATACGTACCACTTATTGTCACTCCAACAATCTTCGCTCCAGAGGACTTCACCCCACGTAAGGGTGTTATGACTCGCTATGGTAAGAAGATGGTTCGTTCTGACTTCTATGGTACTGTTACAGTTGCAGATCTTAACGTAATCTAATAATGTTTGATTAATCGAATGGCGGCGTCCTGCGCATAGCGTCGGGGCGCCGTCTCAGATTAAAAAGCATCCATTTAAAAGGAATAAAACAAAATGTCAAAAAAATTTACACTGAATCAGTTAACTGAAGGTATTCGCCAACGCAACGTTGGAACGGGTAACAGAAGGTTAATTGAAAAGTGGTCCCGCACTGGTCTCCTTAGGGGATTGGAAGGTACCACTCGCGAAAATATGGCGACCTTACTTGAAAACCAAGCATCGCAAGTACTTCGTGAAGCCAACTCAATTTCCACCGGTGGTGGAAACTTAACTTCGTCTGGAGATCTTCGTGGTTTTCAGAATATCGCATTTCCAATTGTTCGCAGAGTTTTCGGCGGACTAGTTGCTAATGAATTAGTGTCAGTTCAGCCAATGAGCCTTCCGTCTGGATTGCTTTTTTATCTAGACTACACATATGGAACCTCTGTAGGTGGCCAGTCTGATGGTGATTCTGCTACGTACCCTTCAGGAAGCTCTATTTATAATGCTCCTACGGGTAAAGGCGTACGTTCTGGTTCTCTTGGAATCGGCGGTCAGTATAATCTTGCTGGCTCTGGTTATTCAAGAGTCCACCAGTTAGCTAACACTATTACTCTACTTGCTTCTGGAGCATACCAGGGAACTACTACGTTCTCGGGCGGTGGCACTAGCTATAAACGCATGACCGCTACCGGTTCTGATGGTAAGCTTCTCCAGTTTGACGAACAGATTTGTAGGCTGATCGAAGATCATCCAAACAGCGAAGGCTTAGGCGTTTTCACTGCTGTTTTTGTAGACCTGAACTCTACTCAGTTTAGTAATGGTGATCTTTCAATGGTTAAGGATTTCGCTCTTATACCATCGGCATCCGCTATTAACTTTGCAGGTCCCTCGCAGACTCTTAAAGATCAAGACGTTCAAATTTCAGGAAACAAGGTTATTAACGTTAGACGACTTAACCAGATTGGTAAATGGGATGGAACTTCATTCACTCACGATCCGTTAACTAAGGCGGGTGATTCAAACGCTGCAATATTGATGATTATCTCAGGTACAGATTCTTTCTCTGAGGGAATGGATATTGATTATATTTTATCACCAAGCTTAAATGTCGGCAGTGATGGAGACGCGCTAACGATTCCAACCTTTGAGTCTAACTTCGGTACTACACCTTCACCAGAGATTCCAGAGATTGATATTAAAGTTGAATCTATTGCGGTTACTGCAGTTACTAGAAAGCTCCGCGCTCGCTGGTCACCAGAGCTTGCTCAAGATCTTAACGCGTATCACTCTTTAGACGCAGAAGTTGAGCTTACTCAGATCCTTTCTGAACAAATTGCTCTTGAGTTGGATCGTGAAATTCTTAATGATCTACTCACTCAGGCTAAGACGAACTTCTACTGGTCGCGCTCACCAGGTAAGTTCATGAACAAGCGGAGTGGCGCTCTAGTTACTCCAGGCGGAGCAGGGAACATTGGTCCAAGCTTCACCGGTACAGTTCGTGAATGGTATGAGACTCTAGTTGAGACCATTATTGATGTTGCTAATGAGATTCATAGGCTTACATTACGCGGATCAGCTAACTTCATCGTAGTTTCTCCAGATATTGCAACTATCCTCGAAGCTTCAGTTCTGTATAGACCTACTTATAGCTTGGACGGAGACGGCCAAGTCGGAACTCCAATGAGTATTGGAGCCGAACAGGTTGGAACCCTTAGTAACCGTTTCACGGTATACAAAGATCCTTACTTCCCAAGAAATAAGGTTCTCGTAGGATTCAAGGGCGGAAGCTATCTTGAGACCGGTTATGTATACGCACCTTATGTGCCTCTAATCGTTACTCCAACAATCTTCGCTCCAGAGGACTTCACGCCGCGTAAGGGCGTTATGACTCGCTATGGCAAGAAGATGGTTAGAAGCGATTTTTATGGTACTGTTACGGTTGCAGATCTTAACGTAATCTGATAACTGTTTAGATAATAGTTGGGGCGGCACGTAATGTGGCGCCCCGTTTGTTTTTATTAAACGTTTCTGAGAAAAAAATATAATCTAATCTGAATTTGGAGATTCTTATCATGCCTGAAACTACTAAAACTACGAAACCTCGCACAACTAGAAAAACAACTGCAAAAAAAGAAACCAACACTGATCTTGATGCAGTAAAAAATGCGTTGGCTCGACTTCAACTTCGCGTTGATACCCTTGAAGCTAAGTGTGCTAAGTTGGAAAAGGCTAAACCAGTAGCTAATTCAGGCGGCGGACTTTCTGAAGAGAGATGGAGTTCACTTAAGCTATTCTTAGAAAAAAAGTTTGGAAGAGAGCTCTTGAAAAGCAGTGGTATTTGGTTTAAATAAGTTTTTTTGAAAAAAATATAGTCTTAATGAATGAGTATTTATGTGATTAATTACACGTAGAAATTTGTTAGGGCAACAATCTAGCTCGGTAATTATGAACTTTAACTTAATAGTTAGTCATAGTTGCCGAGTTTTTTTATGTCAAAATTTTTTCAAACATTAAATCCAACGCCTTTTGGCTTTTTTGACGACGATTTAGATTTTCAAAAAGAAGCTGATTCTATGATCACGTATGTTAAAAGAAAGCTAGGCGACGATATTTTAAGTGTAGAGTTAACTAAAAAACAAATATGGGCGTGTTTGGAAGAATCAACATTAGAGTATGGCTCTTTAGTAAACGAATTTCAAACTAAATCGCAGCTTAGTAACGTTTTAGGGGCTTCTACAGGTTCTAATATTCAGGGTAAATATGCTCATGAAACTCTTGATTTCATCCTTAGATTAGCTGAGCCTTATGCTCAAGATGCAGGGATTGGAGGGTCTTATAATACGCTGTCTGGATCTATTAAATTGGAATCTGGACGTCAAGATTATGATATTTACAGCGAACTAAAAGACGATTCAGGAAATTTAATTTTTTCTTCTAGTTTGAACAATAATGGTTCTGGAAAAATGAAAATACTAGAAGTTTTCCACTTCAGTCCCCAAGCAGCCTATAGATTCTTTGATACAACTTCAGCAATAAATTATCTCAATAACGAATTTTCTTTTGAGTCATTTACTCCAGAGACAGTGTTTTATGTTCTTCCAGTTTTCGAAGACGTCCTCCGCGGAGGTCAAATGAGCTTATCTAATCGAGTAAGAAGATCTAACTACTCTTTCAGGACTCAGGGAACGAAAATAAGAATTTTTCCATCTCCAACTTTTAATGATGGAAATAGTGTGGCTGAAAAAAATAGAAAGCTTTGGATAAGAGTTGGATTTGGGAGCGATCCATTTAACCCAGCTTATAATGACGGAACCATAAATGGTGTAAGCGATTTTTCTAACATTCCATACGATAATATAAAATTTGAAAATATTAACAGTATGGGTCGACAGTGGATTAGAGAGTTTTGTTTAGCTTCTTCTAAAGAGCTGCTTGGTTTAGTTCGCAGTAAATTCTCTTCAGTTCCTATACCAGGTGGAGATTTGCAATTAGATGGGTCTAATTTAGTCTCTCAGGGCAGGGAAGACCAAGAGAAACTAAGAACCTCAATGAAAGAACTGCTAGATAGTCTGACTTACGATAAGATGCTAGAGGGCGAAGCTGGAAAAGCTGGAAACTTACAAACTGTCTTAAAGACAATACCCATCCCTATGGGTAAATGCATTATAATTGGATGAATTAAATAAATGGCTAGACTTTTTATTACCCCCAGAGAAATAGATCTAATTTCCGATATTAATAAGGAGATTGTCAAAGACGTCATTGGGCAAAAAGTTTATTATTATAAAGTCCGTGAAGATTTATCTGAAGTTCATGACGTTTATGAAGAATCACACCAAAAAATATTCGATCCGCCAATAGATTTAGATGCGAGAATTGAATGGAATCAAGCAGAAATACGAACCAATCAATTCGGCTCAGAAGAATATAGCACTATAACGGTTTACGTACAATATAGAGACGTGCTAGATAAAGAAATAGACGTTCAAGAAGGTGATTATGTAAGTTACGGAGATACTTTTTTTGAAATAGTTACATCGGTTATTGATAGTACTATTTTCGGCGAAATAGAATATTCTACTGGCTATAAAATGACTTGTAAGCAAGCTAGAAAGGGTCTTATAGATAAAATTCCGCTCGGTCCTACTGACGAAGCATATTCAGACGCTGATGCAGTTGAGAAAACATTTGTTCAGCAGAGAGGGTTTAAAGAAAATAAAAATGGACCAACTGGTGACGTGAGAGTCCTTCAACAACAGGGAAAACTTCAAAAAGCTCCCGATGGTCCAGTAGAAGTTTCTCCAAAGGGAGATGAAGAAGGTATTTCTTCTTCGTTTTATGGAGATGATTGTTAATGTCTACTAGAAAAGAAACTTCTCCAAACTTTATGCCAATGGGCTCGAGTATAGATCCTGATTTTAATCTTCCTTCTTGCACCGTAGAAGATGTAGATAGGGCTCTGTTTAATTTGTTTGACAAAGATTTAAATTTAATTTTTGAGCAAAAGAAAACTACTAAAAAAGTTCCGATAATTTTTGCCACCGGAGAAAGATTTGCGGTTTTGAGAAGAAAGCAGCCGCTTAGAGACAAAGCTGGCGCTATAATTTTGCCGCTTATATCTATTCAAAGAACTGGAATAGAGCAATCTCCAACAAAGGGCAACGCTACAAATCAAACATCTCCTATAACAATTAAGAAAAAGCTTTCTCCTGGAGATTCTACATATCAACAAATTTTAAACAAAGAAAGATTACAAAACTCAGATGAGAGAGCTACCCCTAACCACGAATTAACGACTAGCGAAACCAAAGGCGGCCAAGGCCGCGGCGCTTCTCCTGGCACCGTTGCGACTCGAAGAAAAGCTCCTAATAAAAAGCAGAAATTCTCTGAGGGAAAACTAATTTCTGATAGTTTATCAAATAATATTTACGAAATTTATACGCTTCAACCGCCGAAGTATTTTGTCGCTCAATATGAAATAACTGTTTGGGCGCAATATACTCAGCAAATGAATAATCTTTTAACTGCCATTATGACTTCTTATCACTCTTATGGGCAAAGAACTTTTAGAATAGAGACTGAAAAAGGTTATTATTTTGTTGCTTATTTTGGAGCATCTATTGGAACTGATAATAATTTTGATGATTTTACGGATAGCGAAAGAATAGTTAGAAACACGTTCACGGTAGAAGTTCCGGGGTATATAGTCAATCCAGAGTATCCCGGGTCTATGCCGACCCACCGCCGGTATATATCGGCTCCATCGATTTCATTTGATATGACACAAGTAAACGCAATACCGAATAAGATAATGGTAGAGGGAATTCCAAGTGGAAATCCAAATGACTATATTTTGCAAGATATTTCTTCTATAGAAGATCCGTCTATTTCAAGCTTAGTTGGTGGAAAAGGCGTGGTTCCAGGAAAATATTTTAAAAATACCAGCGTTGGTGGTTCACAAGCTGGTAATGTGCCCTTAACAGTAAAAAGAATAGAAATTGACCCTGTTACCGGGCAAACAATTAAAAAACAACTCACAGTGAGAACTAGAAACCAAAGAAAAGGTGAAACAGTTTATAAAGAATTGCTAACTTATGACTTGGGAGATCTAGTAATTGAACCAGAATGAGATTTTTGGGTTTGAAATGAATATTTATGAAAGACAGCAAATATGCTTGAGGAGAGATTTAAATGGCTGAACAGACCTTCCGTTCTCCAGGGTTTTTTGAACAAGAGATAGATCTTTCACAGAGAGAGAAAGCTCCTGTAGGTACTCCTGCGGGTATTATTGGAACCTCACAAAAGGGTCCAGCTTTCGTACCTGTGATTGTCGGTTCTTTTGCAGATTTCGAAACGCGATTTGGTACATTAGATTCAAACCGTTTTGGTCCCTATGCAGTTAGAGAATACTTAAAAAACAAAGATGCAATAACTTATCTAAGAGTACTTGGTGCAGGATCTAACGACACCAGTTCTGAAATAAGCAACACACAAAATTATGGAATCGTTTCCAAAGCTGGATTCGTTGTTTCCGGGTCTCGGGTAGTTGGCTCTACCGGAGCGGGCAGTGGAGATCAGCGACATCGCGGATGCGTGCAGTTCTTATGCGCTCGCCACTACCTTTCAGCTTCTGAAGGCTCAGTTGGATATCCAATTTTCGACGATAACGATTCCTTTCCGGGGCTGTCTTCTGTTAGTACCCGTGGAACTATCAACGTTATCAACTTAGTTCGTGGAATGATAATTCCAGCATCAGGAACTAGAGTTATGTTAGCTAATTGGGATGAATCTATTGGGGGGTCTTCATATTCGCCTCCAACTGAAGATATTGCTACTAGAAACGATAATCCAACCGCTGAAGCTTATAATACTTTTAAAATTATTATTTCTTCTTCGGCAGGTACAGGTTTTGCAAATGATGATGCTGTAGCTGGCTTTAGAATTTATTCAGCCTCTTTAGATCCGAATAATGACAATTATATTTCTAAAGTCTTAAATACAGATCCGTGGAAGTTTGGAGAAGAGCAACATATCTTATGGGCTGATTTCCCTGTAGAAAATGAATTGGCTCCAGTATCCGAGGGCGCAGGCGCCATTGGGATTCTTTCCGGTACAAACGCTACAAATGGGATTGGATTAAGCGAGAATTGGAGAGATTCTTTCGGTAGATTTGATACTAGATACACGGCACCACGAACACCATCTCTTATATCACAGCCTTTCGGTGGCACAGAATATGATCTGTTCCACTTTGAGTCTCTTTCTGATGGTTCCTATGCAAACTCGAAGCATAAGGTCTCTATTGCCAATCTCCGGGCTTCTACAGACGAAAATTACCCATATGGTACTTTCGAAGTTCAGCTAAGAAAATTTGATGATAACGACCTTTCAAAAGAAGTGATTGAGGTTTATCCAGAGTGTACTCTTGATCCTAAGAGTGATAGATTTATTGGACTTCAGATTGGTGATAAAAAAGTATTTTATGATTTTGACTCTGAAGATCCAGAAGAGCGTAGACTAGTAGTCGAAGGGAAATATCCTAATCGCTCTCCAAATATTAGAGTGGTAGTTAATAACGCTGTATATAACGGAGAAGTTCCGAAAGCTTCCTTGCCTTTCGGTTTCCGCGGTATTCCAGTACTTAAAACCACTGATACATTTACTGATATTCCAAGCAGTACAATTACTGGCTGGGAAGGAGGCTGGGGTTCGACCGGCACAAGGGTTTGCGGAGTTTTGAACCGGGACACAGCTTCTGGACTTTCTGGTTCTATTTTACCTCCACTACCATATAGATTTAAGTGCACAAGAGGTCAAGTGGATTCATCTCCGGCATTTGCTGGTGATCCAGGCAAAAACGAGAGAGCAGATTCAAGACTTTATTGGGGAACAATGCCCACGCGTTTACCTCTCACAGCTTCAGTAACTCACGCTACTTATGATGCTAATATCGGAAGCTTAACCAACAACTTGGTTAAGGGATATACAACATTCCAGGGGATTGTGAAACTAGACAACTTAGTTACTGGCTCTGGTGCAGATGCGTTTAATAATAACAAGTTTACTCTTGCTAGAGTAGCTCTTTATAACACTGAGACAAACTTGAGCAAAATTACTGGCTCTGCCAATGAGCACATGCTCGATGCTGCGTATATTAGAAACGGAATTTATAGTTCTACTGATTATACACTTAGTGATGGCGTCAGGTCTGGAAGACTTACTTTGGCGACTTTAATAAATTCTAGTTCTATTAAGTTTAACCGGTTCCAAGATTACGCGAAGTTTACTCTTCCGTTCTATGGCGGTTTTGATGGACTAAACGTTTTAAATAAAGCTAACGCGCTTATGAATGATAGAGCAGCCTCTACAGATCCAAAAGGTCTTGCTGGGGATGATCCACCGGGCGGTGGACTCGGTCTTGGCGGAACAGCTGGAAACGGATCAATGTCTGGGCTGGGACGCCAAAACAACGTAGTTTTCTCTTACAGAAAAGCTGTAGAGATTATGACTGATCCAATGATAGTCAACACTAATCTTCTTGCGGTACCAGGCATAAGAGATCCATTCATTACTGATCTTGCTGCTGATAGAACTAGAGATTATTCAATGGCTATGTATGTTATGGACATTCAGCAGTACGACGAAGATGAAAATAGACTGTTTG